GTCTCGGTTAAACGCCGCAATAAGGCGCGTGTGAAGAGCTTCATTTTTAATAAGACCATTTATTTCTTCGCGGAATAATAGATGCCCTATTTCATGTGCAGCTGTCATAGCTAAGGCCGCTTCATTTTTATTGTGAAGGTCATTAATCATTATGACACTTGCGCCTTTAAACTTAGCTGCAAAACCTTTTCGCTTCTGCCCTCTAACTAAGGCGTCATGCAAATGATCTGTAAGGTTTTTAGTAGCACCGACGCTGTTAGTAAGGGGATTAATAGCTTCAAAAAGGGCACGTTTAACTAGTGAGTCGCCTACTAGTTCAGGGCTCATGATTCTTGCAACATGGCCTTCAATAGTCTTATTTAGCAGACCATCTTCCCTTAGCTGCATCATAAACTCCCCAACAGCTTTTTGGTCACCAAGATTTATCCCTTTCGAGTTTTTGCTGCCCATTAACATGCGCATGGCAATTTTACCCTTTGCCGATTTTTTGTTGACAATATAACTCGCAATAGCCTCACGAGCCTTCTGGTCAATACCTTTTAGACTAAGCAATGCGATTGGGTCTTTAAGCTTCAAACGTCCTGCTGCACGACGAATGAATGACGCAACCAGGGAATTAGTTTCTCCGAAAGGGAATGTAATAGAGGAGGTAGTATTTATTTCTGGCTTTGGTTTTTGTGCTGGGCCAGTGCTAGGGGCACTACCTTTAGGGCGATTCTGCGCGGTATTAACGTTGCGCAGATTCTCAATATTCATATCTGTTAGGGGAATTCCGTCTTCTGTTCTAGCAGTATTTTCAGCTATTTGGAAGGGCTCTAAAACTTCGTCTGAGGCTTCTTTAGCTTCGTCTGCGGCTTCTTCTTCTTGGGCTACTTCAGGGTCAACAGCACCAGGCACATAAGGTTTTAACAAGAAACCAAGACGTATTTTTTCTCCGCCCTCATTAAACCCCACTGTAATATTATAAATATCTGATGGTAGCTTACGGGTAGGGTCAGCTATGTTTTCTAATATATCTGCAATAGGTATACCCTGTATATCAACTTCATACCCACGCATCTGCAATTCACCTAGTATAGCTAGCATACCTTGGCGCGCTGATTGCGTAGCTCCCCGACCAGTGAAGTCACCTGAATTAGCTTCAACTATCCTTCTGCCAGCGTTCATCAAGTCTACAGGGTTTGCGCTGATAGGCTTATCCGCCCCAGGTGCAGTAATATTTACGGTCCTATATTTTCTTTGGCTGCTACTTGCTTGGTTTAGAGATCGGCGAAGAAACTCAAGCATAGATACTTCGTCCTCATTACCTTTACGGTCACGAATTCGGATTTTTTGCGTATCTGGTGTTGTTTCTATCCCTATCTGATAAGTCAGGTCAGGGTTTATTTCTATACTTACAATTTCATCAATATTATTTTTCTGTAACTTTGCTGCAGTTTTAAGCATAGAAAGGGGCATGTTTTTATAGAAGGGGGTAGACCAATCTATCTCCTGCCCGGACACGTCTGACCATTCTTGGCGCGCTGCATCAATCCCCTCGTACTCCGTCTCAGCAGGCTGATAGGAGGTGCGCTGTTCCCCATCTTTAGTAAAAGAAAAAATGCGTTTTTCTGAGTCAAATTCCTGGTCACCAACCTGTTCGTTTGAGTATTGTTCTTCAGATAGCGGGTCAATAGGACCTTCTTCATCCATCATCTTAACTGTAGGCCCACGAGTTTCTTCGGCTTTTCGTGCTCTATCAGCTAAGGCTTCTTCAATTGATAAAGTCTGCCGTGATCCGCCTTCAGGCATTAATTTGTCTGCAGCCATTTCTGCTGCGGCTAAACCTTCGGAGGATGTTGTTTGTTCAGAAACAACATCACCATGCTTATCGAGTACCCTAACTACAACATTGTCGCTATCATTTTTTACACCACTGTAACCCAATGCCACTGACAAGACTTGATCAGACGCCGCGCCTTTAACAACGCTTTGGACAACATCAATATTTGTAGAGATAATAGTTCCGCGATTTGGTACAAAGGCAGCAAAAGCCTTAACCCCATCAACAAAAACTGTCCGTATTTTATTAGGTCTAGCGCCTTTTACTCTTGCGTCGGGCTCTGCACCACTAATCCAAACTGCTTCTTTAGTGCTGGTAGGATCAACCATTGCAGATAACTGGGCATTTATATCAGCTTCTGACTCAACTGTCGTTTGCCCTGCAGGGGCCTCCGTAATATCAGCATTTGCCTGCTTGCGAGTCATAAACTCTTTAATTGAGTCCGCCATAGTAGCGGCTTGCTCTACAACTGTTGCCGCATTATCTAGCACCCCAGTAGTAGTTTCTTTCACACCTTGTATAGCTAAACTGCCGCCCCCTCCAACACCGCCGCCGCCAAAGAAACCAACGAACCCCGCGTTTAACCTACGTAAATTTGCATCAGCATTAGTAAAAGTATCATCCATGCTATAACGATTCTGAATAGCCATTTCTTCTTGTATCAGCTCAGTAGTACCTTCAATGGCCCCGCCTTTCACAAAACCTGTACCTAAAGAATGTGCTAAGCGCCCCATTACTGAATTCGGTCCTGCTGACTTTGAACGCGCGGTTTTCGCTAATAGTGCGACTAAGCCTACTTCACCAAGTACCCCAACCGCCGCTTGTGGCATTGCAACGCTTCCAGCACGTATAGCCTGCGTGCGGTCAAGTTCGCGACCAGACTCTAAGGCTTCACTTACATTACCGCCTGTGAGAGGTATATACTCTGATGCAAACGCACCAGCAATTGCACCCTGGTTTCGTGCGCGGCGGCGCAAAAATTGGTTTCGAGCTATAACGTGGGCTTCCCTTGTAGCCTCGTATGCTGCTTGTGCCATTTTAGATTGATCTGGAGTGGCTTGCTTTCGTGCTACCGCGCGTAATGAGTCTTTTAATACACCCTTAATTGCTTGACGAGAACTTTGCTTCAGGGTCTCTTTCCCCGCTATCATCGCTATAGAACCAACCCCCGCGCCAGTAATAGAGCTAACAACGCTTGGTATAATTTGACCTGTACCAGAGACCACTTGTGTTAAAAACCCCTCTACTGTGGGTTCATCCCAAAACTCGGAGAATGTCTCTATACCCTGCATTGGTATAGCCGCAAATTCCTCCTGTATACGGGCATTTTCAACCGAGTCAGCTAGTTCTGCAGAGTCCCCTTGTAAAGCATCAATAGCAGCGCCCATGTAGTTAAAGTCTGCTGCTAAATTCTCAGCCCCACTGGTTATGCTGCGCCGAAACGTAGTTATTAGATCAGGAGAGGGTATGCCATTAATTTGTGGGATTGCACCATTGTTAATCATTTCCGCGGTAATAGGGCCATCTGTACCCATATTATAGACAGCGTTTGCTACAGCGCTTTCGGCTGAAACTGGTGCAGGGGTTGCGGCAGGTATAGGCTTCCGTGTAGATCTAGGGGATTTGGCAGAAGACGCCATAAACTGCTGAACAAAGTCTACAGCTGATGGCTGATCTGTAGATGTTCCAGAGGATTGGCCTCTAGCTTTGGACAATAGTGCAGGACTATACAAAGGCGCTGCGTCTGGTGTTTCAAACTGCACCATTGCTGCAATCATTTTTTCGCGCGTATTAGGATCAGAAAGGTCTATTTTTTCATCAACAGATATCCCCATTTTGTCCGCGACGAACTGCGCGTATGCTGGCGTTGGGTTGTTATCTGTGGGGGGCGCAAAACGGTAGATAGCATCATTTAGGTTATTGATACCATGCTTTTTACCATAGTTTTCAAGTACACGATCTGCGGCTCGAAGTCCATAAATTGGGTCTTCAAATTGGGCGTAGTTATTTTTATCCCCACCAGTCTGCCCAACCCAATCATTGTTTGGGTTGTAGCGAATATTCAGCCAATTATTGTTGCGGACACCAAGATTAGACACACGTTAACCTTCTAGTTATTTAGGCTGTGAGTTGTTATCTTGCTTCTGCTTATTTGCTACGGCGGCAGTTGCAAGAAGTCTGGCCAACACTTTCTGGTCTTTTTGTAGCCTTTTTATATCAACGGCCTGGCTTCTTACGCCCGCTTGGTCAACATATACAATGCTCACAGGGACTCCATCCTTCATTTTACCAACGCGCACGTTTTCTAAATCAAAGTCAGTAGTCCCATCAGGGTCTAAACGGAAAAAATCTTTGTAAGTTTCACCACTAAATAAGCCTCCTTCATCAGCGTTTGCTAGTGACTGAAGGTAAAAGCTGAGCATTGGGTTTAAATACTGCATACCCGCGGAGCCAGATTCTGGCCCTCTGGCAGTTTTTAACCTAGGTATAAATTTCGTGATTTCACGGCCGATTATTTTGGCGTCATCTTCATCGCCATCAAAATCATTGTCTGTCCACTCACCATCTTCATCAACTAAGTCAAGTTGTTTATAGACCTTAGTAAGTGCAGCCTCCCCGAACTCCTGCATAGGCCCAATAGCCTCATGATCATACTCTAGGAGTTTCCGCTGTAGTTCTTGGTGCTCGATCTGTGCGGATCGCGTTGCGGCAGCTCCTTGGGCACGCGCTGATTCAAGCTGGGCTGCCTGTAACGTACCTACATCTTGATCATCCCGTACTATGAGATTCTCAATATTTTGTGCTATGCCAGCTTTTACGTTTGTATCACCTTTCGCTGTTGCACCTAAGACCCAACCAAGCATCAAACCTTCTTGCTGATTAATTTCACCTGCTTTTATAGCTCTAGCTAGTTCTGCATCGTTATCAATCCCTCTAGCTTTTAGGAACTTATCTATCCCTGTTATTTGCTCATCTGTTGGCTCAGCTGTCTCTGATAAAATAGCGTCCCGAACATTCTCTGCTGTTAGTTCGAATGGTGGTGGGGTAATAACAGGATCGCGTGGATCAACTGTAGTTGTCCCTCGGGGTATTTTCCCGCTGGGGGAACGGGAGGAGGTGGGGGGATTAAAGGAGTCTTCAACCCTTTGTCTTGTAATTGGGGTGCGTTGGCGGTCTATCTCGGCCTCATTCTCACCAGTTGCTTCGTTATAGACAGGCGGTTCATTTCGGAAGTCATCTACATTAGTTACCCCGAAAAAGCGCCCAACAGGACTCTTAATAACGGCATCGACCACGTCACGGATGCGTTTCCCTTTATTATCTACAAAGTCTTGAGCGCCCGCTGCTACTCTACCCCCTGTCTGATCCCAAAACTTTCCAATCTTTTGTCCGGTATTTAACCGCCCGACAATGAGGTCCTGTTGCTCTGGCGTAAAGGTATTCCATTTTTCTTGGTTAATACCCTCATCCTGTAGTCTAGCGGCAAGCGATCCATCAGGATATGGTTCTCCCTCATTTGCCAGCTCATCCGCACGAGCTTGTCCTTCTGCTTGTAACGCTTCGGGGTCTCCGCCAAGGCTTTTATAAATACCTAATAACGCTTCAGTTGCTCCATCTTCCTCGATATCAATTTCGTGAATCTGGTTATAGAACTGGGACAACTGGTCCCGATCTTTAATCTTTTCTGCGGCTAAGTCTAAAGACTTTGCTCTTGCGCGGTTAGCTGTTATAGCTTGGCCAGTAGATAAGAAACTACTAGTGTTCTCTAAACCACCATCGGTGACCGCAGCCTGATAACGGGCGTTCAAAGTTTTTTCTACGGCCTGTGGACTAAGTTTTGCAACAGGGTCCTTTGGGTCAGCAGAACGGTTCACTGTCATAGGGACAATAGCACCTGTGTCCATCCTTTGAATCATGGGTGTTAAAGACCCATCTTCATTTTCCTGTAACCTAACTAATTTTGACCCTACAATTTCTCCCTTTTCATTAGTAAATTCTCGATACTTTTTGCTAGGGGCGTCATTCAGCATACCAATAGCTAGCTCAGGCTTTTCTTTAAGTAACCTCAAACCATCCGTTTTATTCCAAGATTTTCCCATTTCGCCGAAATGTGCATTTATATTGCCAACGAGAGTCCGTGCCTCATCTTTCCTATCTATGACGGCTTGTTGGGCATTGACATTATCTTGCTGCTCACGTCTAATTTTTAGGTCAGCTTGTTGAGCCTGACGTCTGTACTGGTCGTTGAACGTTGCTCTCGCCTGCTCTATTGCGAGTAACCCACCTTGTGCAATTGACATATCTGTTTCCTTAAAATGCTAGTGCAAATATAGCTGCAGCACCGAGTGACCCAATAGTGCTATATGTTTGTGCTTTAGACGCTGCTTTCGCCTGGTCATAGGCATTTTTACGTTGCGTTGCATTGTTCGCAGCAGACCCTAATTGATTTAGTGAGGACCTATTAACGCCTTGCCCTATGTTTATAAGGTCACCAATGACCGCTTGGTTCGCCTCTTTTTGAGCTATTCTCGCGTCATTAACAGACTGCGAGTAGCCAAGGTTATTTGCTCGTTCCAAACCTCTGCTTTGTTCTATCCGTTGGGCGGGGGTCAACGCGACGCCGTAGCGATTAGCGTTACGGTTTGCTATACCGGACATCAGCCCCTGTGCCTCTGTGGCGTTAGTACGGGCCTGGTCGATAAGAGAGGTGTCGTTTTGGGCACGTTCTAATAGCTCTTCCTCAAACTGTCGATAATTCTTAACGTAGTCTAGATAATCATCTCTAGTAATATCTGCGTATACTTGGTCAGGGTCTCCAACAGTTGTTAGACCACCATTACCCTGTGTATTTCTGTAGGGGTTATAACCGAAGTCCATTGGCATTTGTGACATTATTAATTCCCCCCGAAATAGTTAGTCCAGCCAAGGCGATTACCAAAACCCGAAACCGACTCGCCTGATTTATTAACTGGGCTGAAGAAGCCACCGCTGACTGTTTCAGTCTGAAGGTTTCCGTCTGCATCTTTGTATTGATTACCATCAGCATCTAATTTAGGCTTCTCCCCCTTTGACTTCATATTCTTAGCGCCTTGCAGGATTAGTGAGGTGCCCAGCTGCCCGAGCATTGCTGTTTTAGCTTCACGTTTTGTTTGCTCCGCTTTCGCTTTGGTCAATACTCTTGAAGCACCCTGATTAGCTGCGATTGCCATGCCAGACTGGGCGTCAGCTGCCTGACCGCGCGCTGTGCCTAGTACGCCCAGCTGCATAGTATTCTTAATTCCTAACCCTGCCTTATCCGCCTGACCAAGCTGTGCTTGATAAGCTTGTGCCTCAGTTCCACCCGACGCAGCAGTCGCAGCTCGGTCATAACTGGCTTTGCCTGCTAGAGCCTGCATCGTATCTGCATTGGCTCGCCCCCGCAGTACCCTGCCCGAGTCATCGGTTTTTGACGCATCGCGCATTTTTTGCAGAAGGGGGTCATACTTTGCTTTAAAGTATTTATTTTCTGCTAGTGCAACCGCGGCCGATGCTTTTTCTGCTGCTGAAGGCTCATAGTCTTGCTGTTTTGGTTTGCTACCCATAAACGTCTCTCGTATAAACAATTGTGTCTAACTGCCAGCCTTGCGAAAGAATATAATCTTTCAGTTCAGGCACTGCAGACCTAACCTCTAATTTTGAAAAACCACCTACCTTAGCCTGTTCTATAAAGAAGTCTTGATGGACTGATACTAAGTTAGTCCCTCTCTTCTCGGCCCAAGCTAGCCATATCAACATGGTTCTTTTACCAGTGAAAATATCTGTTTCACCTGTAGTGACAACCATCCCTTCATCAGTTGTCCAAAGTGTTGCATGTTCTTGAGCGCAGGCTAGGTATATATCTGCAACTGTAAATGTAAGCTGCGGATTAGCCTCTAAAATTTCTTCTACTGCTGGAGCCACCCAATGAATGTTGTCCTCTATGGGTGATTCAACAGGTTTATCCACCGCTACCATACTGCCTACGTCTTGTTCTCCATGCTCCTGAAGTTCCACCATACTTAACCGTCCTAGCTACACCAGTGTTTGCGCCTCGCGCTTTACGCTCCGCGTCAGTAATACCTTGATTAAATAAAGATCCATACACTTGTGCGCCTGTGAGGTCTGTCCAATCTTTATTTGGGATTCTTAATAATCTATATAAGGCGCCATTAACAATAGTGTCTCGATAATCATTCATCACGTCGTTATCACAAGCAGCGCTTGTATGAGTAGGCTTTAACACTACTCTGAGAATTGTGCTACCAACACTAGTAGTAGTTGGAATAGGGGCTAGCCAGAATAGACTCGCGCCTTGTTGTACATAGTACTCAGGGACACCATTGCCTTCGCGCCACTTAGGTATACGCTGCTCGAGCAGGGTAGAGGTAATGGGCTCAATGTCTTTCCCAAGGTGCGTTACCCACAATATCTTTTGTACAGCTGTACCCGAGGGTGCCTCAAGATCGTACTCATATATATTAGATACAGTAGTTAATGGGTCTAATTCAACTTGGTAGACACTAGCCTTTTCGCATAATTCTATAACGGCTGATCTTATGCTGTTTTCCACTAGGGTATCTGAGCATCCAGACACCATAGGGAGTATCTCAGGGAGCAGCGTCTCATATGAAATCGCCATAGTTTATACCGCCGTCAGTTGTGCTCTACGTTCCATATTCGGATTGGTCATTGCATCAATTTGACCTTTTCCAGTGACTGAAGTCGTAAATAGTTGGAAATGGCTGCTAGCACGTTGGGCGTTGCCCGCGTATTCGGCATCTTTCATGTAAGCCATATACAAAACGTAATTCATGATTGCGTTAGCGTAAATATCTGGTATAGACAAACTGCCGCTTTGGGTAACTGCCGCGGGGTTTGAAGAGTAGATAATTTCTAAATATGCGTTACCTGCCACGCCAGGATAGACGTAAAAATTACGGGGGTTTGCTTCATCATATATGTAGTGCTTAACGATATTAGTATGCGCTGCGTCCCCGCTTACAGATGGGTCATGCCAATCAGGAGTTTGACCATCTAGCACTTCTCGATCTACGAGTCTTACAGAGCGTTTCCCAGTACCACTAGAAGCTGCCGACATATTTCGGACTGCTTTTAGTAGCCTATTCCCGCCGCTAGGTATGTCTTGCTTTGTACCAGTAGCAAGCGTGATGGTTGTGTTAGTAGCACTTGCATCAGGCTTTAATAGTGCTATTTCTCGTTGAGCATCATTGATCCACAATACTAACTCACTTACAACAGGCCATCTGACGCCAGTTGTATCTTGAAGTACGGTCTGTGCTCTATCTATTACGCTTTGTACTGTGACTGCCATGATATATACCTATGAGTTGAGGATTGATTCCCAGGCTGCTTCCCGTTCATCAGTGCCAATAGTCTCCCCCATTGCTTTATTTACTACTGCAGCTTTAGGGTGGCCATTAGTTTTAAAATTCTTTGGATCACCTTCGTCCATTAGCTTCTCAAGGACTGTGACCAATGTTGTATTAAGTTGTACCGATACCTCTGGTACGACTATCTCTATCACCTCAGCGATTTCCGCTTCTTCTTCTTCAACATATTTGTCGTTGTATTCTTTTGCGCCCATTTGGATTGCTAATAAACCAATCTCATCGGCTATGTCTCGCGGTACACCCGCTTCAAACAATACTGCGGTCCCACCAAGGGTTGTCACTCGTAATGACTCACTACTTACAATCTTCATGATTAACTCCTTTATAAATAAAAGCCCCCTCCGAAGAGGGGGCGGTAGTCTTACTGTGCAGTATCTAAAGCGATAACACCGAAGTCCTGTACAGAGCCACTTACGTCGCTGTTGTACTTAGGCTTACGGAGACCGAAGATCTTGCCTACAGAGATACCTGACTGGTTACCGTAGTCGAAAGTATCTTCAACCATTTCAGGTAAACCAATGTCAGCTATTGCTAGAGCCTGAGCACCACAGAACAGAGCACGTCCGCCAACTACGTCAGCATCAGCACCCCACTTGTAGCCAGCAGCGCCAGCGTTAGATGAAGTACCAGTAGTAGCGCCAGATGTGTTAAACACATGACGGAACTCGTGGATCATTACACCATCAACCATTAGGCTTGAAGTTCCTGAGAACAACCCGTTAGCAGAACCACGAACACCAGCGTTACGAACGTTAGCCAAGAAGTCAGAATCTAACTTCAGATCAGCCATTTGCTGTGGAGTAACAAACATGTGGAAAGTTTCTTGGTTACCAGCACCACGAATACCACGGATGTAGTTATCTTTAGCATAAGCTTTTAGGTTAACGATAGTGCTATAGCCGATCTTATCGGCAGCAGCGACAGCAGTAGTGTCACCAGCAACCAAACCGCTAGTAGCATCCCATCGACGGTGACGATCACCAGTAGGAGCAGAAACGTCAGAAGCAAACTCAAGATCTACTAACTCATGCCCAGCACTACCAGAAACAGCGCGTGTACCACCGTTGTTCTTAGAAGTATAAGCAACACCTGATAGAGTCAAGAATGCTAACTGGTCGCATCGGTCAGCAATTGCATAAGCAAGTGCGTCACGAGATTGCTCACGGAAGTTTACAACAGTCTTCTGGTCAGTCAATCGGCCAGCGATTCTGTTTGCAAATCTCAACTGGTCCAGCTCAATGCTGATGTCATACGCGCGGAGGGCTTCTTCGTTGCCTTCCAAAGTATTGTCACCAGTGATACCGTCGCCAGACATGTCAGCGAGTAGAGTGATGTTAGCTTTTGTGCCTTTTTGGTTCTTAGTAAGTTCAGTTACTCGCTGAACCATAGCGTTAGAACCAGAACCAGCGAACTGGTTGATGAAAGATTGGTTGCGCGCTACTTTCCAAAAGTCGCGGCTCCAAGCTTGGAGTTGGTCGCCTGTAAGCGTACCAAAATTTGTTAAAGCCATGATGGCCTCCTATTAAGTTGACAAAAAAGTATGCGGCACACGCCGCCTTATCAGCCGACTTAAAGGAGCGGCTAATCCGTATCTCCGTATCGTGGAGCGACGAACTAGCGCTGATTTACGAGGGGCGACCTCGACAGGTTTAACGCCTTTTGTAGGCGAGGGTTACGTTTTTTACGGCTACGGGCCGACCCCATATCGTAGGGGTATACGTATAAATCATATTAGTACAGCTAATATATTAATGCAACAATTATTCGTAGTGACATGATAAGGCCCGAGGTACTAACTCGGGCCTTACATGGGCCTTATAAAATATCGCCTCTCAGACGTTTTAACGTCGCTTCTG